CCCGCAGGCATCCTGCCTGCGGGGTTTTGGTGCTTCTGAGGTTGTGAAACCTCTCACGTGCATATCACGACCTTGTGATATGGAGGAAATCATCATGCTCAAGAACGAAGTTCTCTTCAAAGACGGCATCATCTCGGTTGAGGCTGTCGAAAGTCAGCTCTCACCTAGTGATCCCGTCATTTCTGAGATTGACGTTTTTGTGAACGATGAATACGCCGTGCCAATGGCGCAAGTTCGAAATCTCGTAAGGTTCTTGCTTGACCGCAAAATTCTTACGGTTTTCGATCTCTTCCTCCCCGATGACTCGAATCCAGTACCAAAAGTACTGGACTACGAGATCGTCATTCGTGAATAGGAAAGTGGCTACTTACCATGGCTACACCCATCACAGGACCCATCGTTGAGGTTAACCAAGTCGGTTCTCTCGGTCTTTGCTCCAGTTACGGAGTGAAGACCAGGTACCGACAACGTCATCCTTACGATACTGTTCTCCCCTATGAGCATCGGAGCGCCAGCGCATCTCTCTCCCGTGAGGGCATAGAGACTAGCGGCTTCGATGCATACAATGCGTGTAACCCCTTGTGGGTTGACATATTGGACTTTAGGGAAGCGGACTCGAAGTGTTACGACAAGCTTAAAGATCGCTTGTACGATACTGCTTCGTGGGGCCCGAACATTGCCGAGCGCCGACAGGCCTACAAGATGATCGGTGATACAGCTAAAACGCTGATTACCGCCGTCAAGCAGGTGAAGAAGTTTCAGTTCCTAGCTGCGGCGAAGACCCTTCGTATGAAGTTTGTCCCGAAAGGGGCAAGCCCTCGGAAGGTCTTTGCTAACAACTGGTTGGAATTTCACTTCGGATGGGAGCCTTTAATCAAGGATATCTATTCGACGGTTGACCTTCTACAGCAACCCCTTAAAACGGTTACTGTGCACGCAAGTAAGACTATCCCACAAGGAGAAGCTCTTCTCGCGGCGGATCAGGACTATAGCGTCCCTCCAGACGGTTCTGGGGGAGCGTATTTTATACGCTTCCGCAGGCGCATGGCCTATGCAACTATTACCGCTAGCGGTTGTCAGGTTTCGGTAACGAATCCTAACCTCCACCTAGCAGATCAGATGGGTTTAGTCAACCCCCTGAGCGTTGCATGGGAAGTCGTACCTTTCAGCTTCGTAGTTGATTGGTTCGCCAATGTAGGTCAAGTCGTAGGTTCTATGACTGACTTCCTTGGACTCACCATAAAGAACGGGTGGACCACTCGCATGGCTAAAATGTATTCGTACCAGCGTCGTTTAGTCCTGAATTCGTACTTTAAACCCTCTCCCCCACCAGGGGAGTGGATTTATTGGACAATCCGGGACGACTCTGATATAACACATTTCCATATGAAGAGGTCGTTGGGCTTGGTAAGCCCTGTTCTCTACGTCCGCCCTCTTTACTTGCCGGGATTGAAACGGGCAGCTACTATGCTGGCCGTCCTTTCTCAGCAGATTAAGTAGGGCATCCTCAACTCTCACTTTTCGAGGTACTCCTATGCCTGCTATGGCATCGATCGTCGTCCTAAAAGCGGACGGCGTCACCAACATCACCTATGACGCTATTGCTGCGTCTCCCGGTGATGCTGGAGCTGCGGAATGGCGCCAAGACACTGGTGCTGCTGCCGGTCTCCCCGTCGGTCTCCGTGCTCGTTTTTCGATGTGGTCGAAGTGGAACGGTCCCCGGACTGCGCGTCAGGTCAAGCTTGTCTTTAGCTTGCCTTACGCCGTCCAGAACTCTACCACGACGCTCTACTCGGCGACGGACACGTTCCGCGGAGAGACTTTCATGACCCTCCCGCAGGCCATCCCCGCTGCCACTCTCAATGAAGGTGTTGCCCAATTCCTCGGACTTGGTAACTCCACACTCATTAAGACGAGCACGCAGTCTGGCTACTCTCCGACCTAACAGTCGTTGAGTGGGTGGAACAGTCCTTTCAATTGTCTTCTTTTGGAGAACTGTCATGAAAAAGCGCGCGCATCTAGACTCTCTTGTGCGCATAGCCCTTTGCCTGATGGAAGGGCTCGGAACTCCTTTCTCACTCGAACATGCCGAAAGGCTTCGGACAGGGGATTGGAGGGGAATCATCTCCGCAGAGGTGAGCCCACGTTCGTACCAAGATGCAACTTCCTACTATAAGGATGCGATCGCCGCTAATTTTCTTCGAAAATTAGAGGAAGTCCCCATCTCTGTTGACCGTCGTGAGGCGGCCTATCAGAAGTGGTTATCCGGGGAAAGAAGTTGCTACAAGACCAACGAGCGTCTGTATCGTTATCTCTATCGCTACTCATCAGACGGTGAGTGGACAGAGGCCGACGAACGCATAGCCGAATTTCTCGGACGTGTGAAAAGGCAGATTAGCGAGTGGATTGGCCCTAAACCACCCAGCATGCCTGCTGGTCGGTTTGGGCCGGGTGCAACGTTCTCTGACAGGGGTAAGCTTACGCTTATACCCGACAAAATAACGGCGCGACCTTCACTCACCTCTGGCGCAATTGCGGTTCTGCCGCAGTTCCGAGATACCCTTTGGGGTCGGATCTCAGCCGCCAGTAAGAGAGCTCTGATTCATGTCCGCGGGAACCGATTTGCAACGGTTCCTAAGACAGCACTCACGGACCGCTCCATTGGGGCGGAGCCGAGTGTGAATGTCTTTTATCAACTTGCCTACGGTACTGCTATGCGCGACCTTCTTCGGAAGAATTCTCGCTATGGAGTCCGGAAGCATGGTTGGGACTTGAACTACGCGCAAGAAGTTCATGGGCGGGTCGCCCGTGAGTCTTCTCGCACGCGAGAGTTTGCAACTCTCGACCTCTCAAACGCAAGCGACACTGTAGCTTATATCTTGGTGAAGATATTGCTACCTCAGTACTGGTTCCATGTGTTAGACTGCTTGCGCAGTACTCATACACTTGTGGACAAGCACTGGGTCCGACTAGAGAAGTTCTCTAGTATGGGTAACGGCTTTACATTCGAACTCGAAACGATCATTTTTGCCGCTATTGCGTGCACCGTCTCGAAAGAGGCGGGTCACGCTGGCATACTTGGTCATGACGTGTTCGTTTTCGGCGATGACATCATCGTTAAAGATGATGTTGTCTCGATGCTGAAGCCGTGTCTTGAGTTCCTGGGTTTCACTTTGAATGATCAAAAGTCGTTCTGGGGTGATATTCCTTTCAGAGAGTCGTGCGGTGAAGACTATTTCGATGGTCTTCCTGTTCGTCCACACTTTGTTAAGGAGATACCCAGTGAGCCTCAAGACTACATTGCTCTTGCTAATGGCCTTTACCAAGTCAATAAGGCGTTCCTCACTCAT